TAATGAACATGATGTTAGGAGATATAGTTGAGGCAATATTTAAAGGCTTACTTACAGAAGCAGAAGTAGAGTATGGCGATGCAGACACTGTTGTATTAGATCTACCAGAGCAAGACACAAAGATCAAAGGCACATATGATATAACTATCAATGGTGCTGTTGATGATATTAAGTCTGCATCTGATTGGTCGTATAGAAATAAGTTTAAAGACTATGCTACATTAAAAGCACACGACTCCTTTGGTTATGTAGCTCAGTTAGCTGGGTATGCTAAAGCGTCAGGTCTTAAAGCTGGTGGTTGGTGGGTAGTTAATAAAGCAAATGGTAGCTTTAAATATGTACCTGCTACTGGCCTTGACATGATGGAAGAAATGTATCATATTAATAAGACGGTAAAGACTGTAAAAGAGAATAAGTTTGAGCGTTGCTTTGACGCTGTAGACGAAACTTTTAATGGTAAGCTAACGGGAAATAAAATACTTGATACTGAATGTGGCTGGTGTTCTTTCCGCAAAACCTGTTGGCCTGAGATGAAAGAACTACCAGCATTAAAGTCACGAGCAAAGGAACCTAAAATAGTTTCCTACGTGCACATCGAAGAGGAGAGTACAGTATGAGTAAGTTCCCCGAAGACAGCTACCTTGATGCTAACCCAGACGTTAAGACTGCTGTAACCAAAGGACAATTTAAGAATGGCAAACATCACTGGGACATGTATGGAAAGGATGAGAATAGAGAAGGACTTAGCGCAACAGATAAAGAGTTCTGGAGAGGTAGACAATAAAGCATGATGAATTACTCAAGATTCGCTCATGCAAGAAAGTATGGGTACAGGTCAGGCTTAGAAAAAAAACTTTCTGATGCTCTTACTGCTCTCAAGGTTGAGTTCTCTTATGAGAGCTTGAAGATAGAGTGGGAAGACTTAGCCTACCGTACCTATACTCCAGACTTTATTCTAAACAATGGTATAATAATTGAGTCTAAAGGAATGTTCACTACTGCCGACAGGCGTAAGCATCTTATGATACATAAACAACATCCTAAGTTAGACATACGATTTATATTTGAAAACAGTAGGCGTAGGTTAAGTAAGGGAGCTAAGAGTAGCTATGGAGAATGGTGTTACAAGCATGGTTTTTTATATGATACTAGAGTAGTACCCGAAGCGTGGCTAAAAGAAAAAGGAAAGAACAAACATGGTAAATTTATAGCATTTAAAGGAACTAAAAGGAGGTTGACATGAGTAGTATTTTTGATGGTGACTTTGATCCTAATGACTTTGTGATACGACTACGACCTCGCATGGCAGATGGAGTATGGGATGGGGATGTAGATATAGGTATTATGTGGGACGGCAAGCACGAGCTAGTAGCAGATGATTTTCATAAGCTAATGCACCTAACAAAAATGGTTTGTGCCTCTGTACCTATAATGGAGTATGATGAAGAACTACGTAACGACATTAATAACTTTGTTCTAGAAACAGAAAATGATACGCAGCCAATGCCATCCCGTAGTGTAACAGAAAAAGTAACAGCACAGGTAACAGAAGTTGATGGTAACGTAATAAAATTATCTTTTAATACTAGTACGAAAGGAACAGCATAATGCAAACACTTACAATGGGCGAATTAACATTTGATATAGATTCACCAGACATGGTGAACAGTCCACCACACTACAATAAAAGTGGTGTAGAATGTATAGATGCAATACGTGCAGCTACAGACGTTGGGTACAAGTACTACTTACAGGGTACTGTAATGAAGTATCTATGGAGGTATGAGTATAAAAATAAACCACTTGAAGATCTTAAGAAAGCTAAATGGTATCTTAATAAACTAATCAAACAAACTAAAAAAAGTAAAGAGGCTGTTACTGTAAGTTCATTTACATGAGACTAAAAGTATATTTAACATTAGACATAGACAAAGAAGAGTATCCAATACCTTCTGATGGAGATGTTGCATCCGAAATAGATGATGCTCTACGTGAATACATCCATGATGTAGAAGGACTAGAAGTGTCATCATTAAAAATAAATATGGAGAGATAGCTATGCACACAAATAATTATTTAAGTTCTGATTATCAAAACTTTATTGCACTATCGCGCTATGCTAGGTGGAAGGAAGTAGATCAAAGGCGTGAGGGTTGGCTTGAGACAGTTGAAAGATACTTCAACTACCTTGAGAGCTACGTGAAAGATAAGTATGGTTACGTGATGCCAGATGATACCCATAAGAAACTAGCAGATGCAGTACAGGACTTAAATGTTATGCCTAGTATGAGAGCTTTGATGACTGCTGGTGCACCATTAGATATATGCCATGTGCCTAGCTACAACTGTTCGTACATGACAGTAGATACACCTCGTGTATTTGATGAGTGTATGTACATCCTTATGTGTGGTACAGGTGTTGGCTTCTCTGTTGAAAAGAAATACACAGAAAAGTTACCCTTTGTTAATGAGCAATTGTTTCATTCTGATACAATTATTAAAGTAGGAGACTCTCGTGTTGGATGGGCTAAGTCTCTTAAGGAACTACTAGCTATGCTATACGCTGGTCAGATACCTACATGGGATGTCAGTGAGGTACGTCCTGCTGGTGCTAGATTAAAAGTGTTTGGTGGTAGGGCATCTGGTCCTGCACCATTAGAAGATCTGTTTAACTTCTGCATTGAGAAGTTTAAAGGTGCAGTAGGACGTAGGCTAACACCATTAGAATGCCATGACATCATGTGTAAGATAGGTGAGGTGGTGGTAGTAGGTGGTGTAAGACGTAGTGCATTGATTAGCCTGTCAGATATTGATGATGATCAGATGCGTCATGCTAAGTCGGGAGATTGGTGGAACAATGAAGGACAAAGAGCACTAGCTAATAACAGTGTAGCCTATGGTAATAAGCCTGATATGGGAACATTCATGCGAGAGTGGACAGCATTGTACGAAAGTCAATCTGGTGAGCGTGGTATATTCAACAGGCAGTCAGCATTGAAGCAAGCATCTAAAACAGGTAGAAGAAATGGCGATCATGTCTTTGGTTGTAACCCATGCTCTGAGATTATACTAAGACCATTTCAGTTCTGTAACCTATCGGAAGTAGTCGCACGTAATACTGATACACTTAAGACACTTAAAGAGAAAGTAAAGTTAGCTACTATATTAGGTACATTACAATCTACATTAACTGATTTTAAATACTTACGTAAGATATGGAGAATAAACACAGAGGAAGAAAGACTACTGGGTGTATCCCTTACTGGTATCATGGACTGCCCATTGCTGAATGGTACACATCAGAGCCTCAGTCTTCCTGATGTACTAGAGGAACTAAAGCAAGTAGCTGTTGATACTAATAGGGAGATAGCAGAAGCAATAGGCATTAACATGTCAGTAGCTATTACCTGTGTTAAGCCATCAGGCACTGTGTCACAGCTAGTAGACAGTGCTAGTGGCATTCATGCAAGGCATAGCCCATACTACATCAGGACAGTACGTGCTGATAACAAAGACCCTATGACACAGTTCATGGTTGATATGGGTATACCTAATGAGCCTGACGTTACTAAGCCATTGGACACTACAGTGTTTAGCTTTCCTACTGTTGCACCTACAGGTGCTGTGACACGTAATGACATGACAGCTATAGAGCAATTAAATTTGTGGCTAACCTATCAAACACACTGGTGCGAACACAAACCATCTGTTACAATATCAGTTAGGCAGAATGAATGGATGGAAGTAGGAGCATGGGTATACGAAAACTTTGATGATCTATCAGGTATTAGTTTCCTACCTTACAGTGAGCATGTGTACAAACAAGCTCCGTATCAAGAGGTAGACAAGGATACATGCATGGAGATGGTTAAGCGTATGCCTAGTAGAATAGATTGGAGTAAGCTATCCGACTATGAAAAGGAAGATGGCACATCGGGCGGCAGGGAACTAGCCTGTTCAGCAGGAGTGTGTGAAGTTGTTGATTTAACTAATTAAGGAGTACAGAACATGATTACAGTAGACATAACAGACGATATGGTAGTACAAGCTAGACACAAGATGTTAGAGATGGGCTTATTACACCAGTCCATCTTGAATGGTGGGGGTACACTAGCAGGATTTGTAGGGGAGCAGGTAGCTCTTAAAGTAATGGGAGGTAAGTGGCTTAACACATACGACTACGACATCATGTTAGGTAATGGAAAAGTAGTAGATGTAAAGTAAAGATAATTATTTCAAT